TCTTCTTTTGTTGGAAACTTTTTGTAACTTTGTGTATCTTCGTCACTATACTTCTCTGTATCAAAATAAGGTGGTGAAGTAAAACATAAATCTAAAGAGTTTTTATCTGGTTCAAACTCTTCACTACCTAATTTATGTAATTCTACTGACTTTTTCAAGTAAAAAAAATCTTTTCTTATCTTTTTTAATCCCTCAAAAGTTTTTGTTGATGGTTCTGTTCCAATATACTTTGGTCTTGAACTTGCCAAAAAGCCTAACAACCTACCACCCCAACCACAACTCATATCCCAAATCACATCACCACCAAACTTTTCATATATAAGTTTAGCAGCAGTTGGTCGGAAATTACTTACGGCTTGTGTGCCAGTATAGATTTTTAACGATTGTCTAAATCTATTTTCTCTAAATTTATTTTTATCAATACCTTCTTCACCAGCAAATTGTGTTGAACACCATCTCCAACATTTTTTAATTACTGCTCTAAGTTTTTCATCGTCCATAAATGTCTCCATAGGAGTTCTTGGGGCATTACCACACCTAACATTTACCCAATGTGGAAAATATGTCCAAGCCAAGCGAAGACAATGCATCGTCTGAATTATTTGATTATCTTTAAAAATAGTATCTACATCAAATTTCTGTAATTTTCTCATATGAGTGTGTTTTTCATCTTCTCGAACTTGATAATGTGGAAATCCTTTTTTACGCCAATAATTAAAAATAACCTCTATCCCATAATCCAAGTCATAACCACGAAGATTACTTGTAACTCTTTCATATTCGACTTCATTCTCATCATACCCAAAAACATTTGTTAATATATCAGGATTATTATTCATTCATTAAATCCTCATAACGAGCAGATAACATTTCTTTAACTTGATTATCACGATTGTTAATTTTATGTTGAACATTTTTACCTTGAACTGAACTACTCTCAAAAATCTCTATTTTACCAATATTTGTATTTATACGAGCAGGATAAGTTAACCCATCAGGACCAAATCTATTTTTTATGACATGAAAACGACCAGTGTTACCTATTTTATCCTCTATCTTTCGACTTAGTGACATCACAAAGTCTGCTGTCATTACTTTTGCATAAGACTCAGCGACCTTTGTAGCCTCAATCACATCCTCATCTAAAGCACTTCTATTTGCCTGACTTGCTGTCCATATTGGAACTTGTAACTCACCAGCCAAACCTCGTAAGTCTTCGTATATGTTTCCAAGAGCGTGTCTCATCTCACTTGATTTATGAACATCTCTCATAATATCGGCATAGTCTACCAATACCATATCTACTTTTTTACCAAATGTCGTTACTTTTTTAAGATGAGCAGAAAGGGTATTCACAGTACAAGATTTAGTAGGATAATACTTAATTGTTAAATTACCTTTTAACTTAAACAATTTTTCCATCACTTCTTCTTTGTGATATTTTAGATTCTGACTTTCCACTCCACTAAAAATACTATCATATCTTAATCCTACATAAGCCTCGTTTAACTCTAAGGTATAATGAACTATATTTAATCCTTGTGATATGGCATAAGCACCCATAGCACTTAACACCCAAGATTTACCAATACCAGCAGGCGCCACAACAACACCGAGTTCTCCACCACCTAAACCACCTTGCATCAACTCATTTATTATATCCCAAGGTGTCGGTGATGTTACACGAGCAGATTCTTCATATCTAGCATCAATATCAACTAAATAATCATGTCCTAAGTTTCTCTCAACACCAGCTTGCATAGCAGAATCAATCATAGACTTTATCTCATCTGTATTTCCATCAACCTCTAATATTTTGGCAGATTGTATAATTGCCTCTTTTAATACTTGGGATTTATGAAAGTCTAATGCCTTGTCCTTTATGTATGCTAAGTCCTCGGCTTCCATATGTTTATAAACTTCTTTTAGACAATCTTTTACATTTACTTGCAATAAATCTGAATCAATTTCTTTTATCTTTATCTTAAAAACTTCCATCGTGATTGTTGTCTTGTATTCTTGGTAATACTCACGAATGGCTTTTACTATCCACTTAAACCCATCATTGTTAATATATTTTTCATCTAATATATCTACAATTTGTTCTAAAAATAATTTATCAGTAATCAAACAGACTATAAACTTTACTTGAAAACTATATCCAAACTCTGAAATATTTTTTGTCTTACTCATTTTTTGTTCTTCCAATAATGGTCGAGAATATTAAACTCTGTTAACCAGTTGTCAAAATTAGGTATTTGTCCCCATAATTTATCCTTTACAAACAAAGTTTGCAACTGATATTTTACTAATTTTGGCATCATTTCTCTAACCGAATCTCCTATTTTTAGTTTTGTTTGATTTTTTATGTTCGGATCTCCTAACTGCATTAAAAGATAATTTCTTTTTATTATCAATTCACTATCCTGTATCATTTTTGATACTCTAGTATTTCTAGACTTTGCCATATCTAAAAGGTCTTTGGTATTAAAAACTCTATCTTCAACTAAAAGTGGAAACTCTTTAATTAAAGTTTTTACGCCTATACCTCTGACACCAGGTATTTCATCTGATTTATCTCCCTCTACAACCCTACAAGTTAACACATTTTGTGGGTAAACTCCAAACTCTTTTTTTATTGTTTCTCTATCATATAATATTTTTTTAGTTGGTGAGTAAAGTTTTACCCTTTTATCAACCAACTGATAGAAATCTTTATCAGCTGACATTATGGTAAATTGACTTTCTTTTAGAACAAGATTACAGATGTAACTCATTATGTCATCTGCCTCTAAGTTATCTATTGACACGATAGTTAATGGCAAACACTCTAAATATTCTACTAATCTTTTTAGTTGTAGCGCCATGCTTTCTCGTTCATCGTGAGGTCCTCCACCCCAATCTACTAACCGATTTAATCTACTTCTAACTTTACGACCAGCTTTATATTGTGGATATATCTTTTGCCGTGGCTTGGAAGAGTTCTTACCATCGAACACTATAACACAACGAGTTGGTTTAAACTTGTTAATTGTATATCTTATTGATTTTAAAAACCCAACCAAACCACCAACATGGGCGCCATCCTCATTTAAGGATGGATTGACGCTGAAACTACGAATAAATGTATTAAAACCATCGACCAATAAAACATGGTCGTTTAACTTTTTAGTTTCAGGATTTATTTCAATCTCATCCTTAAACTCGTAGAATCTTTTATTTAATAAGTTTCTACTTGTTTTACTCATCCGCAAACTCATCGTCTGTTGTTACATCATCAATACCAAGCTGACCTGAGTCATACTTTAGTATTAACTTTTCACAGATAGAGTCGTAGATGTATTCTTGTGTTTCCACATCGGATATAAGTGAACCGAAGTCTTTGGATTGAAACTTATGTTCTTTGTCATTTTGATCAACAAAAGTATACCATGCACCAGCTTGTTTAACTAGCTTATGGTCTTTCATTATACCTAACCAACTTCCATAATCATCAATACCTTGGTCAAAATAGAGTGGAAACTCTGCACTTCGTAAAGGTGGACCTAATCGGTTTTTAATTACTTGTGCTCTTATCTTTATACCAATAGTATTCTTTTTTGTATCTTTGATTTGTCCCATATTCTTTAAACGAATACGAGTAGAAGCATGAAAAGGAAGTGCTTTACCACCAGAAGTAGTCCAAGGATCTCCAAACATCACACCAAGTTTCTGTCTTAACTGATTAGTAAAGATTAGACACACTCTTTGACGAGCAATAAGTTGTGTAATCTTTCTCATAGCTTTAGACAAGACAATGGCTTTTGATGTAGCCCAACCATCTTTGTCGAAGTCAGCATCCATCTCTACTTTAGTTGAGGCAGCAGCTAAACTATCTACAAGTATCGTAACTAATTTGTCTTTACTAGATTCTCTTATTTTAGCAACTATTGTTTCTATTGTATCAAAAATATCTTCTATTGTTTCCAAATGAATGTATAACATACTATCGGTATCTATTCCGATTGCTTGTAAGAATTCAGCTGAAACAGCAGACTCGGTATCTATATAGACAGCAAGTCCACCTTTCTTTTGGGTAGAAGCAAGAGCGTGAGCACCAATAAGTGATTTACCACTTCCCTCTAATCCATTGATTTCTGTAATCCTACCAGCAGCTAAACCACCATGAGGTCTATTTGATATTGCTAAATCTAATAAGGTAGAACCTGTTGAAATCCAATCAGTAACATCTGTTGGTGTGTCTTGTACACCATCCAAAAAATAAGCAACTTGATGGGATTTAAATTGTTTGTTAAGTTCACCAGCTAAAACTTCAGCCAGTTCGTCTCTGTTTGACATCTATTTCTCCTAAAATAATGGGTGAGCCGGAAAAAGGAGGAAACCAGCCCACCCTACCACGCGGTTTAAGAATTAAATAACTTATCGAAATCATCTTCTACATTTGAAGAACCTTCAGTAGCAACCATCTCTGGTTCTTTTTCTGTCGTTTCTTCTGTAGAATCTGATGGATTCAAAAAGTTTGAAAGATGTTCTTTTAATTCATCGAAAGTTGGTTCATTATACAACTCTTTGATGTCTGGTTGTTCCTCTAATAACTTTTCAAGTAAATTAGAGTCATCAGAAAGTGGTGTCTGATTTGGTTTAACACGAATGGTAGTTTTACCATATTGGTTACCAGCTTCGGCAGGCGTTTGCCTTTCAACAACAATGTCACGACCATTTGTAGAATCAGAAATGTCACCATAATCTGGATCTGCTATTATAGATAATAGTTCTTGATAAACGGTTTTACCAAAACCCCAAAACTTAACACCTTCGTTTTCTTCTCCTCGTACTACGACAGGAACAAAAGTTCTCATTTTAGGTTCTATTCTCTTACCTTGAATCCACTCGTCTTTGTTACCACTACCTTTTAACTTATCAGCAAACTGCTGAACTGGATCAGGTCTACCATACGAAAGTGGTGACAATACAGTTTTATTTGGAACTAAACTATAATGAAAGAAAAGTTCACTAAAAGGATTGTTCTTGTCAAACTTGTAAGGTACGATTCTGATTTGAGATTTTCCTGGTTGAGGTTTCCAAAACGCATTTGTTTGTGTGTTCTGTAACTGATTGAGACGGCTTTTTATAGCATCTAAGTCCATGTTATTCTCCTGAATTATGTTTATTTGTTTAAGTATTATTGTTACAACAATAAATATTACTAAAGTAAAATTTGTAAGTAACCAATTTATATAATATACAAAAGTTTAATGAAAAAGTCAAGACATTTTTTTAAGTATTGTGTTAACCTTTTCTTCTAACGCACTTAACCTATCTTCTATTGTTTTAGGTTTGGTTCTGTGTGCCATAAACTGATTGTACACCATATCAATCATCCTATCTCTATCTATGATATTTGATGGAAGATTGTTTTTATTTTTCTCATACCATAATATAACATCTTTTTTCCAATTATCAAAGTCTTTTCTGGAAGAAGTTTGTATATTTAATTTTGGCATAGGTTTCAATGGTATTCTTTGTTTAATGGGTTCTGCTCGTAAGAATTTTTTAACATCTTTTATGTCTCTATATCCTACGAGAGATGTTCCTATATTAGAATTATACATCAAAGGAGTTATCCTTTGTAATCTGTTCATTCTAATTATGTTGTCGTATGTTAGTTTTGTTTTTTTGTCGTCAATAGAAAGTATCTGAATCTTTTGTTCTTTCTGAAGTGTTTTGTTTATTTCTTTTATTGACGGCTCCATTTTTTTACACCAGGCACATCCACTCCTAGTGAAAAAGTATATTGGTGATGCCATATTATAACTCGATTATTTTTAGTATCCTCGTTGGTATTTTTTGTAAACCCTCTTTATTTGAAATTAAAATCATATTTTTATATGTGTCCCATTCTACCTGATAATTTGTATCTAACACTCCATTATTAATTGTTTTAATTAATTCATTTAGTGCATTAATAGTATAGAGTGTATTTGTTATTTTCTTTCTATGTAAAGATATAGTATTATTAACAGAATTAAAATCTATTTTATCATCTTTATTTACATTGTATGTACATATTAACTCTTTTTGTTTTTCTTCATTTTGCAACACATAAATTTTATCAAACACAACCTTGAAGTTTTTCGTGATGTCACGAATTGATTGTTCAAGGTTATGTTGAGTCGTGAATGTACATAGTAATTGTGTTTTCATTATGGTTTCTCACCTGTTTTAAAGCATTTTTGCATACCTGAACTGTAAGTCATTGTATTATCTGTTTTGCCAGCAGCACCATTTTTTGAACGATATGATTTATATCCTATCTCCGTTTTATTACCCTCTTTATCAACAATATAGGTAAATACTTTTTTGCCAGTAACTACTGTTCCTGTCTCCCTATCATAAGTTAAATCATCAGTTTCTTTCAATTCAAAATTTTCGGTAAAATCTTTTGAGTTTTCAACTCCGATGCAATCCCTTAAAACTTTTCCGTTAACTATATTTCCACCCATATTAACATCTAAAGCAGAACCTATCATACTATTTGGATTTCCCTCTTCATATTTTTTCGGAGGGTAGTCCATCATAGTTAGATGAAATGCTCTCGATGCTTCTTCAGCTTCCATACGAGTTCCAAGTCCAGATTTTACTTCATTTAATTTATTAATTCTTTCTCTTTGCATATTTACCACTTTTTCTCTTTGTTGTGATAAATTTCTTTTTACATTAACACCTTCAGTATCCGGATATTCTTCTTCATAAGCCAAACCTACTTTATTAATAACTTTTGTAAGTTCATCAGTAAGTTTATTATCATCAGCTACATATTTGAGAATCACTTGATATTTTTCTTCCAAAGTCAACTCTTCATCGGCAGGATACTCTTTATCTTTTGGTAAATATTTTTGATACTTTTTATTTATCGGTGGTTTTTTCTTAGTTCCAAATAAAGATTTTTCAATGTTATTTTGAACTGTTTGTGGGTTTTTATTAAGAACTTCCATTTGTTGGTTCATAGGAAGTTTTAACAAATTTTGTGCTACTGGTACTGCCTCTCTTTGATAATTTTCTTCTATCTCTGTTATTTGATTTGAATAATCATCAATTATTTTTTTAGATTTTTCTTTTTCATTTTCACTCAAATCTAAACTATCAATTGTCTTTTTATAATTTTCACCCTCTTGCGATAATGTAGAGTTATCTTGAATATCACCAGTAGTAGTTTTATCAGAATGAAATTGTATTAATAAATTTCCATCATTATCTTCAACAAAAGTAGCAGTATCAGATGGGTTTATTCCACCGCCACCAGCCTCTATAAAAGCAACGGCATCCTCTTCTTTAACCTCTTGTCCATTAGGTAAAAGAATTGTGTTAGCATTTTTTACCATTTCAACTTGAGCAGTTATTGAAATTTTAGCTCCATAAAAAGTTGAAGTTTTTTGAGGTTCACCAAATTTATTTTGTTCTTGTAAGTTTTTAATTCTTTTTTGTGTTCTTTCGTGTTTCTTTTTTGCAGACCTAGCAGAAACAACACATTTTGACCAAAGTTTTTTATTCTTTATTCCCTCTGGAACTTTACCTGTACCTAGAGTTTGTGCTTGTTCTTTTCCAAGCGCAGTATCTTCACTCATCTCGTACAATTTTATGGCAAGTTCTTCATCTGTCATATCTCGATTCTCTTCTAATATATGAACACCCTCACCTGACATTATTTCATTGAAAGCAGAGCCAGCTCCACCTGGTGCAGGTTTTGTACCAGTATTTTTTTCAAATTTACTATAACCATATTTGAACATATCGTTTTTAACTTGGTTATCACCCTCATTAGGATTACCAGCAACTATATTATCTTGTTGAGATTGAATATCATTGTCATCTTTACTAACCAATCCTTTTTCTATATCACCAAACTCTTGTGGTGTAACTTTCTGCCCACTTGGTTTTTCTTTTTTCTTTTCGTCATCTTTTTTATCTACCTCTTCATAATCACCACCTTCGATAGCATCATCCCTTGATTCTTTTGATTTAAATGCAACAACTTTACCAGTGTCTTTTTTCTTTGCCGTAAATGTCTCCTCTTGTTCTAAAGCTAAAATTACACTATCAATTATATCTTTATCAATACCTTTTCCAAAACATATTTCTTTTAACAAAACCAAATGATAATCGTTTTTAGGATTAGGTATCCCATTAGGAACAATTTGTCTCCACTCTATAAAAAGTTTATCTAAACTAAAAGGCATAATCTTTTAATGTTCCGTAGGTGTTTCCAACTTTCGTGTGTATAATGAAATCATCTTGTTGTAAGATTTTCTGAATATCATATATTGTTTCCTTACCATCTTCCTTAGAATAGTCAAACAGAAAGCTGTCGTAGTTGTAATGAACTATGTTTGTTTTCTTTGTTAATAAATATGTGTGTAATTTATTTAAGATACTAACATTACGCTCAGTTTCATAAGACTGAATGTAGTAGTTAAATAACTTTTGAGCATTTAGGTCACCTAAATTATCTCGTTTCATTGGTCGTTTATAAATATGTGATAAAATATGATTCCGAGTCATATATTCGTCATAGAAAACTTTCACTAAGTTTTCAACTCCTCTGAAGAACTCACTTATTTTAGCAATATCTTTTCTTACACCACCATATAAGTTTTTGAATGTAATGTTTTTTGCTTCGTCTTTAGTTACACCGAGGTCTTCTGCTAACTTATCGTATACTGAGTCTTTACCAAAATCATAGTCAATCAGCTTGGCAATCAACCTTGGGTGATAAGACTCAAAATCAAATTCTACAAATATATCGTTAAGTGGAGAGAATGCCTTTCTCATATCAGGTGTTAGAGCAGCAAAGTTCAGATTATGTATTGAGTTGGATGGTCTTGATGTAGTTGTAAAAAAATTATAATTTTGATATATCTTTTTTTTATGAATATATTTTAACATATGGTCACCAAATATCTGAGTAAAATCTGTATTCACTCCAATACCATTTAACTCTAATTCACCAAAAGCTGTTTTGAAATCATCGTGGAACTTTTTTAGTTTTTTGAAATCAACCATATTGGTATAATGTGGTACATTCTCACACAATTGTTCTATCATCTTGTCTAATGGATAATAATATGTGAAATCATCTTGGTCGTAAAAGTTATCCCATTGTATATGGTCGAGTGGTTTATTAGTCATCCAATAATTTAGAATGTCAGCACAATATTGTGGACGACCAGCAAAATCAACGGCATGACCAGCTTTCCAATCATCAATCAACATCCCCTCGTCTGCTGGGTAATCTATATCAACAGTCATCTTCTCATAATGATTAGCATAAACTAACTTATGTTCTATAACATCGTAAGCTAAAACTAAGTCATTTAACGGGTGAGATTTAGACCAGTTAGGCTTTGAAGTAACCATTTTAATCATATGTTAAGTTACATATGAATTTTTGAAATGTCAAGGAGTTTTTTTCTTACCCAGCACCACCACCGTCTTCATCTAATCCAAGCCAGCTTTTAGCCCACTCAGGTAGATACTCTGTAGCAGTTTCAGTTGCTTCATCAAGAAGCTCTTCAGCATCCTCAAGAGTAAAATCTTTTTTTCTTCTATTTTCTATTTCCATTTCTACAATAGAGTCTAGTTCAATTCTCTTAAATTCATATTGTTTATGTATTTTTTTTATCATCTCTAGTGGTTCAACTTTTAAATATTTTTTTGGAAATATTAAAGATGGAAAAATTTTCGAATCATCAAGACCTTTTAATTGTATAATTTGGAATTCATTCAAATCTGAATTATCTCTTAAACCCCAATATACACCCAAAACAAAAACAAAACCAAGTTGATCTGTTTCAATATCAAATGCTATTTCGAAATTACCTTCCTTTATTTTTTTTGTTTGGTATTTTGCTTCAATTTGAATATATTTATGAATAGCATTTTGTATCGAGTCAGTTACAAAAAGCTCACTATTTAAACCCAAAAAACCATAAGATGTGTATAAATGGTCTAATCTTTCTAAAATAAGATTTTGATAAGAGTTTGACGCCTCTGTGTTTAACAAACCTTTTTGCCTTACACATAATATTTCGTTAGGTTTTCTAAAAGGTTCATTACTTTTAATCTGAGCATTAGTGTTAAAAGGTCCATCTTTTACCACAGGTTCTATAACAGGTGGTCCAGCCTCTTCATAATCTTTTACATATGTAGACCAGTCAAAATAGTCTTCACTTAAAATAGCATTACAAACTTCCATGTAAAATACCAAACTACCTGGTGTTAATTCCTCTGGTATATTAGAGACAAATGGCACAGTTTTTGTATTTCCTTTATTTACTTTATTTTTCTTTTTATCTTTATTTCTATCAAATTTAAAAGTAAAAAAATTAACTTGTATCTTTGACTCTTCTCCCGCTAAACCAGCTTTTTTTCTATCTGATGTGATAATACCACTCTCAATAGGACCAGAATCAACTAGCATATTTAACAAATATGTATTATTTGATATAGGAGACTTAAGAAATACATCTCTTAGTTTTTGCATTTGTCCGGCATCGGATAATTTGATTACTACTCTTTTTGCTAAATCCGATGCTTTATCGTTACCAAACTGAAAATACTTTTTATTTGATTTCAATCTCATAACAGTAGTGTAACTCGTTTTCCAATTTGATGTCCCAACAGCGTGGTCAACACCTACAATTTGAAAATAAACTCTTTCTTGCCAATGTTTTGGTAAAAAATTAACAGTAAAAAAATCCCCTATGGATAAAAAATTATTACCATATACCTCTAAAGTTAAACTTATCGGTAAAACTGGTGATATACTATTGTCATCTGTTTTTGCTAAATTTAAAATTTTTGCTTGAGTAAAAAATACATCTCTATCACTTGAGGCGGTGTATATAATTTCATCACCTTCAGTTTTTGGTTTTTTTTCATCTCTTATATCTTTAACCTCAGATTCGGTTTTTAATTTTTCAATAATTTCATCTCTTGTCTCTTTAAATTTTTTGTGTCTTTCACTTAGACTACGAGGTTTAGTGCCTCCATAAAAATCGACATTAGCTCTTACTGAAGATTGACCACCTATTACTTTATTTATATCAACATCAAGTACAAGTTCTTTATTGTCATTCTTTTCACCAAATATTGGCAGGTGCCTCACTTGTTTTTTGTTACCCGAACTTTGTAAGGCATTTAACAAATTAAATTTCATTAATTCTAATTCATCAAAAATTTGTGGTTCTGATAAAGTTCCAATAGCAATCATACTTGATAATCCAGCTTTTGGAGTTTCAAATTTTAGGTCAACATTTTGAACAACAGTATTACCACTTGTTAAATCGAAAGTTAATATTTCATCATTATCTTCGACCACAGGTAAAACATTAACATCGTGAAAGGTCAAAGAAGTTTCGGCCTCATTATTTTTAACAAGCTTTATATTAATAATATTAGCAGAATCTTGATAAATCCTATTAAAAATAAACTCTAAAGCATCATTGACATTTGCACTTCGTTTGAATGCTTCGGATATGATTGGCACAGAAATGAATAATTCTCTTAAAGGTATTCTTCTTTTATCCTTATCGTTTAATGTTATATTATTTTCACTAGAATCAACTGGTTTAAATTTATTGTAAGTATTATCCCAAGTGTCGGGATATAAAAAACTAGTTACCTCATCATCTGATTGTAATGGTGCTTTCATCATATTCAATAAATTATTGTCAAACCTAACATAACTATTAACACTACTAAATTTAGGTAAATTGACATTTTGATTAGGATTTCTTTCTGTACCATCTTCATTTTGCCAATACGACACAAAATTATTTAAGAACTTATCTTCAAATAAACCAAACGATATGTATAGTGATTCTTTTTTATTTAGAGAACTTTCCTCGTCTTGTGATAAATTATTATAAAAAATACCAAGTTTTTTAGCTGTTTCATTTATAACTCCATTTTGTACCCTATTCACAGATATATCAGCATCAAAATATTCTTTTATTAACTTTTTTCTTTCTTCTGCTGGAATTACATTCATAAGTTCCAAATCTAAAATATCTGTTATGGTTGCATCAATGTCAAGCTCTGGTTCCTCTATACCCTTGTCTCCCGCAGTAGCTTTTATGTAATATCCCAACAAAAGCTCTTCAATAGCATTGTCAAAAATAAATTTTAAGTTATTATCATCACTAACCTCTTTGTCTAGTAAGTGATAATTTGAAGATACAAACTCTAATGTACATCTGAAAGATTGATTTTGATCCACAGAAACATCGTATTTCAAGACTTGACCATTTAAAGTTGTAGTCAATCCTTTTTGTTTATCTTTGGTATTATATAAATCTTTTAAAAGACCATCCAATTCAAGATCTCTATTGTAAATAAAATCAGTAGGATCGTACAAATTTAAGGCTTTATCCGACCATCCAAAATCAACGAAAACATGAGAGCCTGGTTTTAAAAAGAAAGGAAGAAAAATGGTGTCAAAATCATTTTTATTATGAACAATAAATTCTACTGTCGTCCTTCGTAAGGCACCAACCGCACCCTCTGATTTTGAATTTATTGATATGATACCAGCTTTTGGTTTTAGGTATGTATTTTTTTGTGACTCATATTTTCTATCAACACCTGTCGAATAATCAGTTGAAAAAAAATCAGCGTTAATCGAATCTAGTTCGCTGTAATCTAGATTAGTTCCTCTTGTGTCTCTATTTTCATTTATTACGAAAACCTTATTTTCACCTTTATCCTCTTTATCTGGTTCACTAATATTTACAGCAGTCCACATTCTTGCATATGGGTTTCGATCACCGAGATAAGTAGTATAATCTGGCATTGAAACGACATTACCTGGTTTAACTAGTGATTCATTTGGTTCTGCTGTAAAACTACCTTTTTGTAAATCTTCAAAATATTTTCTGATTTTCGGATCTACATTAGAACCAAAGACTTTATTTGATAAGTCCATTTTATTTAAGTATTGCTTGCTCTGTTGAAATAGGTACTCTTAACTGTGTGCCAGCTGGTATATTATTAGACTTAAGATTATTTACTGACGCTATATACCACCAAAATTCGGGTGTCCCATAATATTCTTGTGCGATTAAATCACATCTATCAC